ACCGCTCGTCGTGGTGGTACCACCAACCCGTCGGCGAGCCGCTCGTCGCGGGGCTGCTCGGCGTCATGCTGCCCAAGCTCCCGGGCCCGGCGACGTGGGCAAACAAAGAGATCGCCACCATCACCAAAGTGCCCTACGACGCGACCACGCGGGGCACGGTCAAAGCTAAGAGCGCCAACTACTACACCAACATGAAGGGCAACGGGTGGACGCTCTACGGGTGGGCCGCGAGCGGGCGTTTCCTCGACGTCACCGTTGCGATCGACTGGTTCACCATCGGCGTGCAAACGCGCGTCATTCTGCTGCTCGGCAGCAACGACGTCGTGCCCTACACGACCGCGGGCATCGAGCTCGTGCGCACGCAGATCCTCGCGCAAATCCAAGAGGGCATCGCGCAGGGGCTCATCGACGGCGAGCAAGACTACGCAGTCACCGCGCCGCCGTTAGGTGCCATCGACCCCAACCTCAAGCGGCAGCGCATTCTGCCCGACATGCGCTACAGCTATTGCTTGTCGGGCGCCATCCACCACGTGCGCATCGAGGGCACGGTTCAGGTCTAACAGTCAGACGAAGGAGGTGCACGCGTGGGCTTCAAGGCATGGAACATCAATGAAATGACCGTCTCGCTCAATGCGATTCTGCTGTCAAACGGCGGCTACGCAGAGGACGAGGTTGTCACCGTCGAGTGGGATGACGACTGGTTTAGCGCCTACGTCGGCGCAGACGGCGAGGTCACCCGCGTCAGAACTAACAACTTTTCGGCCATCGCTACGCTCAAGTACGCGCAGACCGCGGGCGCCAACGACCTGCTCAGCGGCATTCTGCTCGCCGACATCAAGACCGTGAACGGCGGCGGCGCGGGCGCATTCGCTGTGCGCGACACGGGCGGGAAAACCATCGTCGGCAGCTCGCGCGCATGGATCATCGGGCCCCCTGAAATCAAGCTCGGAAAGACGGTCAACGTCAACGAGTGGCGCATCAAGCTCGCCGACGCGCGCACTGCGTTTGTGGGTGGTCGCTAGGATGCGCACACCGCAAGAGAAGCTCATATGCGGCACGGTCTATCGCGTCACGCCGCTCGGCGCGAAAGCCGGCCGCGTTATGGCTGTGCGCCTGCTCAAGCTGCTCGGGCCCATGACTGCATCATTCGTCGACGGCGTCGTGCGCGACTCGTCAGACGGCAGCGGGGCGCTCGCAATCGGCGCTAGCGACGCGATCCGCGAGCTCACGCTGCGCATCGCTTCCGCCGACGTCGAGACCATCAGCGACGAGCTCGCCAAGACAACCGTGCTCGTGCTCGACGGCGACCGCGAGCCCCTCTTGAGCTCGCTGCTCGATGACCATTTTGCGGCGAGGTATGACGCCTACACGCAGTGGCTCGGGTTTGCTCTCACGGTCAACTTTGCCTCTTTTTTCGGCGCATCCGCCGCGGACCCAGGCGCCGCAGCGGGCCTCTGGCAGCGCCTGTCGCAGGTAGTCGAGTCTCTGTCGAAGTCCCCGACGGCGTCGACTGGCACATCCACCGCATCGCCACCAGCGGAAAATACGCCGACAGCCTAGTTGAGATCTGCATGCACTGGTCGCTCGACGAGCTCTACGAGGCGCACGACGTGCTCGACATGTTCGACGAGCTCGACGGCATGCGCGCGCAGGCCGAGTACGAAGCCACCGCACACGCCCGCAGGGGGCCCAAGTGACGACAACCGTATTGCGCGACCTCGTCGCGCGGCTCGGCTTCCAAAGCGACGCCAAGGGCTTCGACGAGGCAGACAGACGCATCGAGAAAATCAAGCGCGAGCTGCTCGGGCTCAACGCTGCCGCCACCAAGGGCGAGCACGCAGTCACGCGCGGCGGGCGCAACGCAGCCACCGCCGTCGAGACCGCATCGCGTCGAGCACGCGCGACAGCTAGCGCCAGCGGCGGCGGCTTGCTCGGCACGTTCGGGCAGTTTTTCGCAGCCGGCGCGATCGGCGCTTTTATCAAGGGCTCGCTCGAGCTCGCGAGCTCCGTCACTGAAGTCGACAACGTGCTCGAGGCCGTGTTTGGGCAGCAGGGGCTCGAGAAGATCCGCGAGTGGAGTGCAGGCGTTGCAGAGGCCACCGGGCGCTCGCGCTTCACCCTGCAAAAGTACGCGTCAGACATCGGAACGCTGCTCAGCACGCTCATCAAAGACCCCGACAAGCTGCGCGAGATGAGCACGACGCTGTCGGGGCTCGCCGTCGACCTCGCGTCATTCCGCGACACCTCGCCCGACGAGGCAATACAAGCCATCTCGTCGGGGCTCGCAGGTCAGAGCGAGCCGCTGCGCCGCTACGCGGTCAACATCCTCGACGCTGCGCTCAACGAGTTCGCACTCACCAAGGGCATCCACAAGAAAGTGGAGAAGATGAAGCTAGCGGAGAAGTCCGAGCTCATCTACGCCAAGATCCTGCACGACACCGCGCTCATGCAGGGCGACGCAACCAAGACCGCTAAGACCTTCGCAAACCGCCTGCGCGCGCTCGACGAGACGGTCAAGGATCTGCGGATCAGCATCGGGCGAGGGCTGCTGCCCGCGGGCAACGACCTGCTCGCGTGGGCCATCAAGGCATCGCAGTCGTTCGTCACGCTCAACGAAAGCACCTACTTTCTCAAAACCGCCATCATCGCACTCGGCGCAGCGTTTGCCGTCATGTGGGGGCGCGGCCTCGTCGGCGCGCTGCCCATGATCGCGCTCGTCGCTGCGCTATACCTCGCGTTCGATGAGATCTACACGCTCGCCCACGGCGGCAACACGCTGCTCGGCGACTTCCTCAAAGAGCTCTACGGCGAGGACGAGGGCAACCGGAAAATCGAGGCCATCCGCGACTCGATAAAGTCGCTCGGCGAGGCCATCAAATGGCTCGGCGAGCAGATCCACAAGCTGCCGAGCATGCCGAGTCTGCCGGCATGGATGAAGCGCACGTCTGAGATCTACAGCAACGCGGGCGGCAGCCTCGTGCGCAAGGATGAGTTCGAGCGCATCAAAGAGATCGCGCTTATGAACGAGGAGCGCCAGGCCATCATCGCGCAGAACGCCTACAACGCCGAGCGGCGTGGACTCGGGCAAGACGCGCCCATGGACTCAGAGGTGCCCGAATACATCCCCACGCGCGCCGAGCAGGCCGTGCTCGATGCCGCCGCACGCAAGCGCCACGCAAAAAAGACGGGCGTGGAGGCCGCTCAAGCGCGGCTAGCCGCCGCCGAGGGGCTCATTGTCGCGGGCCAATATGCTTCCCAGTTCAACCCCCAGGTTGCGGGGCCATCCGCCGCCGTCAGCGGCGCCAGCAGCGTCACCATCAACGAGGCTCCTATCACGGTCACCGTCGGCACAGACAGCAACGGCGAGGTCGCAGGCCGTAACCTGCGTCAGGCTGCCGTAGAAGCACGCAACACCCGGCGCACTGTCACGCGCAACGCCCCCGCCGCGAAACCCTAGCCGCCCCCATGCCCACGCATCTCACCATCAACGGCATATGGATCGACGTCTCGCTGCGCGAGTCTCACGGCATAAGCGCCGAGCTCACGCAGCACGCAGTCGAGGACGGCGCTGATATCACCGACCACGTGCGGGCCATGCCCACGCGCCTCACGCTCGAGGGCGTCGTGAGCAACCAACCCATCGAACAGCCCGGCAGCCACACCACCGCGCTCGCCAGCGAGCTCGGGTTTATGGTGCTCACTAACACCTACTACGATTGGGGCACTAAGAAGCTCGAGCTCGTGGGCCCGCAAAACTCGGCGCCGCCATACATCGGAAACATCCCCATCATCGGCAACGTCGCCAGTCTGCTCGATGCGTTCGCGCCAGGTTGGAAGCCTAACAAGAAGGTCTACATGGTGGTCCCCGACCGCGCACCCGTGCCGCTCGGGCAAGCGCGCAGCGTGTCGCTCACGTTCGATCGGCCGTTCAACCGCGTCGAGCAAGTCGAGACCGCGCTGCGAAACACGGTCAACGCGCGTGCGCCTGTCACCATCGTCACCGCACTGCGGAAGTACGAAAACGTCGTGCTCAGCGACCTATCAATCGAGCGCAACGCGGGCACGGGCTCGGGCTTGCACTTCGGCTGCACCGGGCAAGTCATCCGCACCGTCGCAAGCGAGCTCGCCACCGACCCCGACCCCGCGCAGACGCGCGCGCAGAAGCCGAAAGACAAGGGCAGCCAGAACACGCAGGACAAAAAACCCTCGCCCGAGGTGCAGGGCAAGTCTGACAGCGTGCTCAAACACTTCGTCAACCCAACGCCGCCCGAGCCCGGACCCTAGCCGATGGCATCGCAGCTCATACCCACGACCCCGCAGCCCGACACCACGATCCGCGTCGTGCTCGGCAGTAACGTCTACTCGCTGCGCCTAATCTGGTCGCAGCGTGGCGAGGTCTGGCGACTATGGATCGCCGACTCTGCAGGCGTGCCGCTGCTCGACGGATTGCGCATGGTCACCATGTACCCGTTGCTCGTGCGGTTCCATTACAAGCCCGAGCTGCCCGCGGGCGAGCTCTGGTTTGTCGACGAGAAAAACCAAGCAGCCAAGCCCACGCTGCAGGACATGGGCACGCGCTTCTCGCTCTACTACGCGCCCAACGGCGCGCTTGACTGACGCATGACAGACCAAGTCATATACGCCGTCGAGCCAGGCATCGAGCTATTCGACCGCCGCTACAAGCTGCAGGTGGCTGACACCGTGATCACGGGCCTAAACATCCGCTTCAACGTGAAACGCTCGCTCGTCGGCAAGCGCCCCGGCACGTGTGACATTGATATCATCAACCTCGCCGAGCCCACGCGTAAGCGCCTGCACGGAACCAAGCAGATCTTCACCTCGCTCGAGGCCGGCTACGTCGGCGGCATGTCCGTGCTCTTTCGTGGCGAGCTGCTCGAGGCATGGAGCAAGCGCGAGGGCACCGACTGGGTAACCACCGTCAGCTCGAGCGACGGAGGCACCAAGCAAACGCGCTCACGCATCAGCGCCACCTACGGGCCCAAGGTGCCGATCCGCGACGTGCTGCTTGGCATCGCCAAGTCGCTCGGCATCGGGCCCGGCAACCTCCTGCAGGCGACATTCTCGGCTGAGATCTGGGATAAGCTGTCTAACAAGTTCGCGCAGGGGTTTGCCGCGTCGGGCGACTCTGCCGGCGAGCTCGACCGCGCCATGCGCACCGCCGGGCTCGAGTGGTCCATTCAAGAGGGGCAGCTGCAAGTGCTCGGGCTGCGTCAGGCACTGTCAGACGCGCCCATTCTGCTCACGCCGCGCACCGGGCTGCTCGACTCCGTCGAGCTCGGGCGCGACCAAGTGCTGCGCCTGTCGACGCTGCTGCTGCCGGGCCTCTACCCCGGGCGCAAAATCCAGATCAAGTCACGCTACGTGCAAGGCTTCTATCGCATCGAGTCAACCGTTCACCAAGGCGAGCTCGACGGCGGGCACTGGACCGTCGGCATCGAGGCTCGCGCCGTCAAGTGAGGCCGCCATGACTCTCGCAACGCCCGAGCTATCCGAGCTGCTGCAGGCCGCCGCCGAGCAGGCCGCATTCGAGCTCCACACGTCTATCCCCGGGCAGATCGTCGCGCTCTACACCGACGCCTCGACGCGCAGGCAGTACGCCGACGTGCTGCCGATGCTCAAGCGCGCGCTGCCCGTCGACCCCGAAGACGACGCGCTCACCAACCCAGACCGCCCCCCGTTCGTATATGAGCAGTTGCCGATCCTGCCCATGGTCCCCATCGCATACCCGCAGGGCGGCGGCTTCTTTGCCGCGTGGCCCCTCGTGCCCGGCGACCACGTGCTCGTGGTCTTTGCAGAGCGCAGCCTCGATCGTTGGGTGTCGACCGCGCGGCGCGGCTCGCAAAAGCCGCTCGGGCCCGGCGACGTCGGCACGCACACGCTCGCGGGCGCAATCGCGCTTCCGCTCGGGCCCGCGCCGCTGCCCGACCTCCTGCAGAGCGTGTACGCCGACGCCATGACGCTCGGGCACGACGCGGGCAAGCAGATTGCCATCAAGCAGAACACGGTCAACTTGGGCAGCTACAGCCCCACCGACGCCGTCGCGCTCGCGAGCAAAACCAACACCGGGCTCACGAGCGGCGAGAACGACGTGAAGAAAGTAAAGGACGCGACCGCAACGGCCATCTCGTCGATTGAGACCGTGCTAGCCGGCCTCACCGGCGCTGTGCCGCCCGCGAGCATTGCCGTCCGCACAGCGTTCGACGCCGCCGTTGTGGGCGTCCCGCACGCCCACACAAGCGTCGCATCGACCGTTGTGCTGTCCGACTAGCCGACCCGGGCAGCAGCCCCTTGCAAAGGCGCTCGCTCGCCCACTACCGCCGGCTCGTGGCTGACCTCCTGCTCGACGCTACCGGCGACATCATCATCGACTCGACGGGCGACCTGCCGCTCGTCACCGGCGCGGCAGCCATCGCGCAGGATGCCAACCTACGCGTCGCGCTTTTCCTCGGAGAGTGGCCCCTCGACCGCCGAGTGGGCATCGACTATCGCAATTTGATATTCGCCCGCAAGCCGCCCGACGCGGTCATTAGGTCCATCTACGATCAAGTGCTGCGCGAGACCGCGGGCGTCACCGCGGTCAACCGGCTCGCGATCACATTCAACCGCCGCACGCGCGCGCTCGAGGTGCGCGCCGACGTGCAAACCAAGGACGGCGTCGCGCTCGTATACCGCGACATCCTGCTAGGCGTCGGCACCACGACTGCAGCGCCCACGCAGCCCGCCAACGGCTCGACGCAGTTAGTCAGCCCGACGCCGACCGCGCAGCCGCTCGGCGTCTTCTCGCCGCGCCAATGGCCCGGCGACGAGGTGCCATCATGACCGCCGGCCTCACCCTGCTCGGGTTCACGAGCAAGACCGTGCAAGAGATTATCGGCGACCTGCAGGCGTACCAGGCAGCCAACATCGCGAGCGGGCTCAACACGTCGAGCACGGGTGTGCTGGCAAACATCAACATGTCCGTCGCGCTGCAGCTCGGCCAGTTGTGGGAGCTCGCCGCTGAGATCTACGACGCGCACGACCCGGCCAGCGCAGAGGGCGTCGCAGCCGATCACAACGGCTCACTGACGGGCGTCACGCGCCTACCCGCGACGTCGAGCACCGCGACGCTCACGCTCACCATGACCGAGAACGTCACCGTGCCCACGGGCTCCGTCGTGAGCGACCCGCTGCGCCCGACTGTGCGCTTTGTCACGCTCGACGACGTCACGAGCAGCAGCGTCGTCGGCACCTACAACAACCTCACCGTCGCAGCCAGGGCGGAAACCACGGGCCCGCTCACGGCTGCGAGCGGCGCGCTGACCAAGATTGAATCGCCAGTGTCAGGCTGGCTCGCGGTTACCAACACCGGGCCCGCGATCGCAGGCAGCAACGTCGAGACGGACGAGGACTACCGCGCGCGCCGCTCAGAGGTGCTCGCAGAGGAGGGCGGCTCAACGCTCGCAGGCATCGTCGCCGACGTGCGCGTGCTGCCCGGCGTGCTCACCGCAGCGGGCCGCGAGAACGTCACCGAGGTCACCGACCCGACGGGCATGCCCCCGCATACGTTCGAGGTCATCGTGCGCGGCGGAGACGACTCGGCCATCGCTAACAGCATCTGGAAAAACAAACCCGCGGGCGTCGACTCCTACGGCACGACGTCAATCAACGTGCTCGACGAGGCCGGCAACGTGCAGCTCGTGCGCTTCTCGCGCCCGACGCTCAAGACCATCAACGTCAACGTCAGCGCGACCACCGACGGGCACTACGTCGCGGGCAGTCTGCGCGTCGCGCTCGAGCTCGCCAGCGTCGACCCTAAGAGTGACATCGTGTTCAAAGTCGGCGAGCCCGTCTACCTCGTGCGGCTGCTCTCCGAGGCGAGCGAGGTGCCCGGCGTCGTCAACGTGACCATGGACGTCGACCTTGCGCCCACAGTGCCCGTAGATGCAGTACCCACAACGCCAGCGAAAACGCTAGTGATTGGCGTACGTGAGATCGCGTCATTCTCGGGCTCGACATGGGTGGGGGCACCGTAACACGTGGCGCTCGAGCTCAACACCAAGCACGTC